TCGCCTGGCATAGAGAACTGAGTGCCCAGCAGACCCATGCGCTTCTTCTCTTCCCAAGTCAGGTTGTTCCATCCCTGCTCTTCTAAGTAAGCAGCGTTGGCAGCCTTCCTTGCCTCGTTATCCAACACGGCCCAGTCGTAACGAGTCCGCATCTCCTCCAGCTTTAACTCCAAGCTCTTAGGAGTGGGGATGTCGTAGACAGGCATGGCGTCATTGGCGAATGCCAGAGCCATCTGCCCTGACTCATCAGCCATCAGCGAATCAATCAACTCGCCTTGGCTGTAATCAGCGCTCGGGATCCGAGCAGGGATCGGAGTGACATCCGGCTGCACCTCACCGTTATCAATTGCGGCCTGCAGAATCTGACGCTTGAGGTCTTCCCGTGCTTCACCGCTTAGGCCGCGGCCACCAGGGAACTGTGGATCAACGTTGAGGTTCAACGTCTGCTGCAGTTCCAGGTCGAGCTGCTCAAGACGTGGGGCGAACTTGCCCTGACGCTGGGCGAACTCAACCATGGCATCGACGATGTCCTCCTTCTTGGCGGACCAGACTCGACGACCGGTGCGAGCTTTCAAGATCGCGGCAATGTCAGCCGAGCCGCTGACTTCATTCGGGGCATTCATCCTCCGCAGCAAATCACGGGGCCAGCCCATCAATTCGTCTTTGTAGGCGGCAACGTTTGAATAGCCCTGGCTGATTTCTGCCCCCACCGGACGGAAGACACCCAGTCGCTCGTCAAACTCCATGTCAACAAGCGCAGCCTTGCCGTCTGCAACCAGCTGGTCGATCTGATCAAACGTGTTGGGTGCTGCTTCTTCCGCCAAGGCGTCGAGCTGACGCATGGTCGGAGGGGTGGACAAATCCATGGAGAGCTGATCACCCACCAGCACGGGTGCGGCAGGGTCAACCTCCAGTCGCTGCATCTCAACCCTTGCGGCATCCAGCTGCTTCTGAATCTTGTTGGTCAGACGCTTGGCGCCGGTTGCCGTCAGCCGCTTCTTTGATCCTTCAGGCAGAGCCATGCGTGACTGGATCTCAATCAGCTGCTGCTCGAGATCAGCGACCTGCTGCTGCGTGGCATTCAACTGCTGCTGACGCTGAGCCAACTTCTCGTCACGGCTCACCTTGGGCAACATGTCTCGCAGCTGCTGATCACTTAGCTCATCCAGCTCAGCCAAGAAGGTGCTCAGTTCTGGACGGGGGTCAGGGGCGTCTGCGTATTGGCGCGGCTCAATCACCGGGACCTCAAGGCCAGGGATCAACTCCTGCCCACCACCGGACTGCAGTGCTTGGATCTGTGCCTCGATCTGGTCCGATTGCTTTGCGACTTCAGGCGTGACCTCGACGCCAGAGTTGGCCTTGATCAACTCGTAACGCTCACGCTGCAGTGCCCTGATCTGCTGCGCCACTTCAGGACTGACGCTGTCAGGGAACGTCAGTTCGTATTGACCATCAGCAGTCCTGACCTCAAGGCCCATGTCCTCAAGCCGCCTGCGCTGAGCTTCGACCTGCTGCACCTGCAGGTTGGAAGACTGAGCACGACTAATTGCTGAATCTTCAGGGACTGTCTGACGTTGCCTCCAGCTTTGGTCGCCCATGGTTGGCCAGTTGGCCGGGTCATCGCCGTAGCTCACGACTCCGGGCAGAGTCCGTGTGCCATCAGGGACTACATCCCTTGCAGGGGCAGGCGGGAGTAATGCTTGACGTGATGGTGCGTAAGGAGCCAGCGCCGTCTCGGCTACATCATTTAGCGACTTGGGCAGGTTCGTCCCGACCAAGGCATTACGAAGGGGGCCGACCGATCCGATGCCGGCGACAACAGTCAGCGGTGCGAGCAGTCCATCAACAAGAACTTGATCACGCAGTGCCTCGAGATAGTTCTGGTTCTCTGCATCAACACGACCTGAAAGGCGAAGTCCGGTCTCGTCATCACGAACAGCCCGAACGAAAGGGATGCCGTCCCTGTTAGACGGGTCAATGACGATGTCGTCTGCCGCGTTAAGCAGGTTCCCCTCCTTGAGGGGGTCCATATACAACGCTGCTGTGGTCGTTGACCCGAGGGTTTCAGCGGCACCACGGGCGAGGTTCAGATTCCTTGCTGCGTCAGGACTACGTCGCGCCAGGAACGCAAGCTCTCTCGCCCTCTTGGTCTGCATCAGTGCGTTGCCCGCCCTGGCAAGAAGAGGGATCTGCGTCAGCCGCCGTGCAATGCCAGCGCCAGTAATGGTGCCCAGCACTTCTGCACCGGCCACTCGACCCAAGGGGCGACCAGCCACGTCAGCCGGGGTGTCACGTTGGAACGGATCGTTCTGGTTAATGCTGTATCTGCCAGGGTTGATCCTGGCGGCCTGCTCATCGGTGACCGCCCATGCGTCAGACGTGTCCACGTCTTTCCCAAGGACCACATCGCCAACGGCGTTACCCAGATTGCTGACAGCGTTGAGTGGCCCGGTGACAAGACCTTCAGTGAAGCCTTCAGATCCAACTGCGTTGAAGAACTGAGCGAGCGGCTTCGCAGTAGGGGACTTGATCCCAAACTGCTGAAACACCGGGCCAATGCCAGGCATTTGCTGGAGACCTGGGATTAGCGGCACCTGTCCCGCCAGGTCCTCAAGCCCTTTGTTCTTTAACGCCTGACGCTGGGTCGCGTCCATCGCGTAATACTCTCTGGCCGTGATTGAAAAACCAGGTCCAGAGATTTTTGCGTTGGGATCAATCTTGTTCCCGAAGTCGTCCGTGATTGCGTTAGGCGGCCCCTGACGCTGACGGTCGCGATACGAAATTGGCTGAAGGTTATTCAGCTCATCGTCACTGATTTGCGGAACTACGAAGGGCATGGCTGATCAAGCAGGTTGTGCGGGGAAGTAGATGGACGTAAGCCAGGCACCTGGACTTCGTGGGTTGTAGTTATCGGGCCGCGGATTCACGGCATAGGCGTAGTTGGCAGAGGCTGGTGTTGTCGAAGAGCGAGTGCTATCGATTCGACGCTGCAGCTCTTTTCTGTTCTCCCCGGTGGGATCCAGCTGTGGGTAGAACCGCAGCTGCTCAAGCAGGTAGCGGTCAGTTGATGTGCCCGCTTTGTTGGCCAGGTCATACAGGTCTTTGGTGACAGGCCTGTTGTTTGCAAGGCGTGCAAGCTCTGCCCTAATCCACGTCGGCTGCATCACCGCACGCTGGCCGTATTGACGCGCAACGTTTTTGGGGATCGTGTTCGCTGCAGCCTGCGGCACCGGCCCAGTGCTCGGGTTGTTGCTGCTGTTATTGCCGCCTGCGGGCTGGGTCGGGAGCCTGGTGGGGGCGTTGCTTTGGGACTGGCTTTGGGGCCCGAGGGCCGCGGCCTTGAGGTTTTTGTACTCCTGGGTCTGACGAGCCTTTTGAACTGCCTCACGCATCAGTACCGCTAACTCGCCTTGCGGTATCTGCGTGCGGCCTGGATTGGCATTTAGCCAGGCTTGTCTCTCATTGTCGATCCATGTTTGATACAAACCCCTCAACCCATTCGCATAGGTTTGATAACGCTTTTGCTCGCCTAGAGCTGTACCAGTGGTCTGGCCTGCTGCCTGTGCAATCGCGAAGCTAAGTGGATCAAACTTCGCCCCATTTCGCAGCTTGTCAATTTCGGGATCTTTAAGGTCTTCAGTAACAAAGCGGCTCAAGTTCCCTTGCAACGCAGCGCCTGTTGGCATTTTTGAAAGCTGCTCTCTGCGGCTATAAATAAGCTTGCTGTATTCCTCCATCTTCTTGATCTGCTGCTCTTGAGTCGGGAAGGAAGAAGCAACTCTGTTGGCCTCAGCAATCACCTTGGCGAAATTGGCACCCTGAAGATCAGCAGGCGTCAGATTCATCAAGCCTTGCTCAAACTCACCAACAGTCAGCGATGACGGGTTGAAGGTCGCCATTGCTGCAGACCTTGCTTCATTGACCTTTCTTGCAGTCCAGCCCGGCATGTCGCCAAAGCCCATGCTGGCCCCTTTTGCCTGAAGCTCTGCCAAGCGCTCTTGGAACTCCGGGGTGTCAACCATCACAGAGCCAGGCCCATCTGGTGCAAACCAAAGCTGTTCAAGCTGATCCTCAATGCCACCCTGTTGCGCCGTATATGCGTTGTTCCTTTGTTGGATTGCTTGGGTCGTCATCTCCTGCAACTCGACAGGATTGCTGTTCCCAAACATGGGACGCTTTTCGTAGGGCATGTTGGCTGGCCCAGTCCGAATCTGCTGAATCGGAGTGCTCATGTGTGGGTAGTTGGCACGAATAAAGCCAAGCGTTTTTTGAATCCGCTCCCAAGCCTTTGCTTTGTCCTTCCCTCCCAGCAGGCGAAGCGCTATGTCAATGTCATTCGTCAGTCGCCTGGCAGCAGCATCATCAAAGCCAGGGTCGCCCGGCTTCAGCTTTTGACCGCTTGGCAATTCAATGCCTTGCTGTCCCCAAAGCAGAGCACCCTCTGCAATCAGCGCATTAGTAATAGTGACCGCAGACTCATGCAGCTCCTCGGTGTAAAGCTCTGATTGCTTTTGTGTGTATTGGTCCCAACTTTTATTGACCTGTGGCGTGACGTAAAAAGTCGCTTCAGGCTCATTGCCCTGCAGTCCAAAGCGCTGATAAACGTTCTGCGTCAGCTGCTGCTTTCGCTGCATCAGCTCAGGACTTCCAGGCACCAGGCGACTTAACTCGCCGGCGTTCCTGGCAAGGTCTGCATTCAGCACAGCCGACACCTGACCTGCAGCCAGCTGAGCTAACGCACGCCTGCGACCAACAGCTCTCCACGGGTTGGCCTCACGGAACAGCGACTCAGCGACCGGGTCGGTCTTCGCTAGCTGGGTCTGGACCTGAGCAGCTTCCGCAGCTCCCTGTTCCTGGTTTCGCTGAACCTGCAGCTGTGACCTGACCCTTTGGTTCTCAAGCTCCTCGTAATAGCCAGCCTCAATGTTGGACTTGGCGTAATACTTGAAGCCCTTGTCAGTCAAGGAAACGAGATCCTTGCTTAACGGGGCAAGAGCATTTGCAACCTGCTCGAACTGGTTGAACCCAGCAACACTGCTGGTGCCTGCCTGCTGCAACGTCGCGATCTTGCTGACAGCGCCAAGCAGTGGCTGCTGCGATGCGTTCGGACGCTGGAACTGCTGAGGCCTGATGAACGAATTGAGCGGCTGAGCCTGAGGCTGGATCTGGTTATTAAACAGACGTTCCATCAGTTACCACCTCCAAGGCCTGAGTAGTCGCCGAACATTTGACCGAATGTGCTGCCAAACGGTGAGCCAGTCCCTGGACCCGTCGAAGAACTTGGCGTCTTCAGCGCCTGCATCCCCTGGAAGGTGCTGAAGCCTTGGTTCACACCACCCAGCAATGCTGAGCCAATGTCCATCGCAAACGCTGCATTGCTTGGTGGCGCACCTGTCCTGCTCGGTGGTGGTGGCGTAAGCATCGTGGGCAGTGGCGCGAACGGGGCAATTGGATCGAACACTTGCTGCTCCTGGTAAAGGGTCTGGCTGTTCCACTGGCTCAGGTACTCGGCGACCTGGCCGGCCTGACTTCGGGTGTATTGCCTTTCTCTGATGTCGGACTCAATCGCCTTTAACGCCAGCTGGTCTCCCAACTGAAAGGCGTAGTTATTGACGATCCGATCAACACTGTTGCCCTCCATGTTCATTGCCTGAACTGAGGCCCTGGCAGACAGCGCTCGCCAGGTGTACTGCTGCTGAGCCACAGCAGAAGCCATCTCCGCTTCTCGAAGCTGATCGCTCAGGGCCTGACTGTCCTGAACAAACGATGCCCCCGCTGCTGCCCTCGTTTCACCAACGACCTTTGCCTGATCAGCCGCACGCAGTAATTCAACGTTCCGCTGGGAATTTGAATAAGCCCGCTGCTGGTTGTAATTGAACGTCTCCTTCCAAAACTCGTACTGCTTGTTTGCGTCTTGGACCTTGGCGCTGAACCCCGCCTGCCAAATCGAAAAACGATTGTTGGCATTTTGAAAGGCAAGGTCATTCAGGTATTGCTGCTGTTGCGCATTCCGCTTGGCGGTAGCGCCAAACAAACCGAGGCCAGCCTGCAGGCCGCCAGTGGCTAAACCTGCAACCAGAGGGGAAATAACAATCATCAGGACTCCCTCCAGAACTCACAGAACAGAGCAGCCGAGGGACCCATTGGCCGTGGCGGGGCGACCGTAAATCCCAAGTGCTTGAGCCAGCGAATGCTCGCCTTGTTCTTGGAATAAACGTCGTTACCGATAGCCATGCCAGCAGCCTCTAAACAATGCTCAACCCATCCTCGCCCTTCTTTGCACAACTGCAAACGTCGAGACCTCGTCGCGGTCAATTCCCTGGTCCCCAGCATCCAAATCCGGTCCCCGTTCAACCCTGTCAGCCCCACAGGAACGCCATCGCCCGTCTCGATGCACCGGCAAAGATCGCTATTCGCCCAGCTGTCCATCACCGCTTCCATTGGCGTGGCCTGATGGCTAAGCCAAACCTCGGTCTTGTCCTCCTCCCTGAGGTTCATCCCAACGCGCAACACGCGCTCCTCAGTCGCCTTTGCCCATCTCATTGAAGAGCCCTCGCTCTAGATGTCACAAGTGCAATCCACTCGCAAGTCGAGAACTTACAAGGGATCGGCTTGTCGCTCTTAATTTCAACGAAGATTTGCTCGCCTTGCCCGTAAATCGGAATACTGAAAACTCCCTCAAAGAAACGGACACTGTCTTCGTTCATGTCAGTCAGCGCTGGCTTGCCGATCGTGGCGTTACGCACGGCAGCAACAGTCCCGTCGTAGACGTAAGTCCCGCCAGTCCTGAACTCAGGCAGGACATGGATCTCGAAATAGCCAGTCTCGTGATAGCGAAGCTTTGCTGTGCGGACTTGCGTTCGCATCGCATTGGCCGCGGCCTTCCCGCCGCCAATCTCGCGAGTCATCTTGAACTTGGTGAAGCGATAGCGGAACTCATAGGGCTCACCACAGATGACATCGGTGTTGGTCCAGTCGCCACGCGCCGTGATCGACGTGCCGCTGCTGGCCTCACCAATCAGCACAGGTCCGGTTGAGGCAGGGTCTGTCATGTCCCACATCGACCAGATCTGCGTTTTGGCCTTCATCTCATACGGGATGGTGAAGGTCGATTCATTGTTCTGCTCGTCATAAGTAGGCGTCCCAATCCGCAAAGCAGCCGGCGTATCCGTAGTGCTTGTGATCCGACGGTCCAGCAGCATTGCGTAAGGGGCAAAGCTGGCTGACTCAGCCTGCCGATCCTTGACCGACATCCGCTCAAGGTAAACATCGTTGCCGTACTGACAGAGCAAATAAAGCTCTTCCTCGACACACAGCACCTGGAGGATCTGATCAGCGCCGTTCAGCTCATAAAAACTCCAACTGGACTGAGCACGCTCAACCCCGCCGCCCTGATTCCGATAGAAATACTTGTAGACGTAAATGCGATTGCGGTAGTCAACGTCGCCAGCATTCCCGGTGTTCCTGCCACTAATGGCGAAAAGCGCATTGCCCGTGTCGTTAACCGTCATCTTGAAGACTTCGGCTGGGATGTAGCTCGACACGTACCCGGTCAAATCAGCGGCATCAGCCGTCAGCGCAGTTCCCGCACCGCGGACACTGAACTCACGCATCTGAGTCCACTCGCCGTTCTGTTGGGCAAAGATGATCCCGCCGCCCGCCTGCTGGGGTCTGACGTTGGTATCAACCTCAAACTGCGTCAGCACCGTCAGCTGAGCAGTCTTTGGCGTCAGAACCGTCTCAGCAGCGTTAAAGCGAAACTGATACTGCGCAGAGAACAGGATCAGTTCGTCCTGATAAGGGACTGCGTAACGCAGAACGGAAACCCTGTTGTTGCTGGCAACGATGTCAATCGGATCAGTGTCGAGAACCGCTGTCACCGTCTCGGGGAAGAACTTGAAGAACTCCCTGGTCTGACTCAGGATGACGTTCTCATCCGCCAGGAACCCAAGTCGGTTCTTGTAGATGAATACGTCGTTGATCGGATAGCCAATGAAACTGGGATCGGGCGCAGTGTCGTAGTCACCGCAAGTCCTCTCCCCCCACTTCGGCACATCACCAGGGATGCCAGCAACCACCTGGCCATTGGCAGGACCAAACCAGAAAGTGCCGTCACTTTTCCGCACCAGAAGATGCGGCATCGTGTCTGGGTCGATCTTGTACTCAACACCAGGGCTAACGGTCTCTAGCCATGAGCCCTCGTTGAACTCTCCGTTGGGGTTCTTGATGTCTGCACCGCGTGGCTCAAATTCCACGTAGTACCCATCGAAGTTATTGCCGGGATCACCCGTGATCGCGACCTGATAACCAATTGGTGCAATCGTCGGCAGCTCAGTAAAGGCCTGGACCTCATTGAGAATTGCCGTGATGTCAGCGTTTGACCTGGCGTCCGACACCTCAACAGAGATTGGGTTGGTGCCCCAGATCCAGATGACAGAGCCCACCGCCTGAAGGGTGTAGCCGGTCAGACCAGCAGTGCTTAGTCCAGTGATGATCGCCTGGGCAATCTCTTCAGAGCTGATCCGGTTCTCAGTAACGCTGCTGCCACTGCTGACCACTGCAGCAACAGGGGTCTGAACAGTCGCCTGAAATCCGTTGACGTTGACGGTGTACGTCTGGCCGTAGTTCGCAGCGCGAACCCAGATCAGGCACTCATGCGGCGGCCTGGAGTTAGCGGGAGCCGTATCGGTCTCCATCGCCGTCGCAGTGTTCAGGTTGCAGATAAAGGTGTAGTCAGCAACTGTGACCGCACGAATCTGCGACCGTGCGTCAGTCACAGAAGACAGGTAGTCAAACGAGCTGCCGTCTTCGGTCACCGTTTGCGCGGTGCCGTTTAGATCGAAAACCTGGATTCCGCTATTCGTGATGACTGATAAATACTCCTCGCTCTGATCTCTAAGAATCGAGTGGATGAAGGCATCGCCAAAAGGAGTAGTGCTGACCTTGGCGAGCGTCGTTGTGTAATCACGTTTGCGCAGACCCTCGGCGATGGACGACACACCATTGATCTGGATTGACCCCTGAGACGGGTCACGCTGCGCGTCAGGCTGCTGCGAGACCCCCTGAATGAGATTGGGGATCGCGTAAGAAACAAGATCAGCCAATTCCAGTGCCTCCGTAAACGCCACGACGAAGGCCGAACTCTGCGCTGTATGTCGGCCTTGGGCCAGAGAATGGCCCCCCTGTCAGTGAGTTGGGCTGAGCTTGCTCGTACTCAACACGCATCAACTCCGTCAATGCAGCCTGCTCGTCAACTGCTGTGTAGTTGATCAGCGAGTCAGAGCCCAACATCCGTGACGCAAAAACTCGTGCCGCTCTGATCGTTGTCCAACGATTGAACGCTTCTGGACTGTCATCCCAAGGCAGCAACCACACCACGTCTGCCTTAATCGGCGCATCAGTGCTGGCAATTTGATACGACCTGTTTTTCTTGTCGTAGACCCTTGTGCCGCGCAGCACATAACGACCGTCAAGGTGATAGGGGTCAACCAGCCAAGAGATGACTGAAGTCGGAACCGTGATCTCCCCCGTAGCCGAGTTGCGATCAAACGGATAAGCCTGCTCAGTATTCCAAGACCAGCCCCTAATCTGCCCTTCCTTGGCAAATTCAAGCAAAGTGCGCTCAGCGATCCTTGCGTCTTGGATCTGCTGGTTCTCAAGTGAATCGACCGGCATCTCACCGATGTTGGTCAGAAGAACATTGACGGCATCCAGCAGCGTCGTTCGCCCCGGAATCGCCGCCTGCTGGGCGCTACCCATCGGTCATCTGCACATGTGATGTCCTCATGGTAAAGCGGACAAAAAAAGGGGCCAGCCGTAGCTAGCCCCGCTTCCCCATCGGCGCGATCCAGAGGCTAGATCAAACTCCGATGGAAACTGCGCACTCAGCGCGAAGGACACCCATGCCAATGTTCTGACGGGCGACCATCAGAGTGGACTGGTGGGAAACGTTCCAGTCACCTGAAGTCACCTGAAGGGCAGGAGACAGCAGGGTCAGAACGCCAGCGCAATCCTTGTGGAACACAAGGCCTTTGCAGCTGCTCAAGTCCTGGGCGTACTCATCGTTGCAATCACCCGCGACCAGGGTGTATGCAGACTGAGTCACGTGGTTGCTGGAGTAGATGGGGATGCCAGCCACTCGCATGGTGCGACCATCGGCGATTGTGCCGTTGGAACCATTGCCACCGTTGAAATCAGTGTTGATCGCACGGCTCGACATTGTGATGGCGTAATAGTCATCAGGGCCGAACACTGCATAAAGGTTGTCGGTGGGGACATCCTTTTGCTCCATGGCAATACGCGCATCAAAGATGGCGTTCACCAGTGCGTCACCTTTCGCTTGGCGAGTTGCGCCAGCGCCGGTGTAGTCAGCGCCCAGGGTCACTGTGGAGCCAGTACGGCCGGTGTTGATGGCCTTGGCCAGAGGCTCAGTGCTGTTGTTGGCAGCAGCAAAGATGATGCGAGCGACACGCCGGTCGTACTCGTAGGCAAGAGCCCGCCCCAATTCACGGGTTATCTCCTGCCGTGCTGGCCAGTAGGCCATCAGCTCATCGACCTCTGCGATTGCTGCGTCAGCAATCATCAAGGAGTCGAGAGTCAACACCCGCTCGTTGAGATCGGAGGGGTCGTTAGTACCGCCAGTGATCTCAGTGCCAGGCTGGTGGTAAGCAGCGCTTTGCTTGCCGGTGATTGGGAAAGCCATTGACTTTCCACCACGGATATTGCGCTCCTTGGTTTTGCCCTTGAAGACGCAATACTCCTCGAACGCTGAAAGCACTTCAGCACTTCCCAGCTTCAGGAACAGAGCGCGGTAGCCATCTTGCTGAGTAGCACCGGCAGCCCACGCGCCACCGGTGCCCTTAATTTGACCTACTCGCTTCAGATCGGCGTTAGCCATGATGAAAGAAATTGAGGTTTGCGTAGGGTTCGCAGCCTCTCAATCCTCTCGGTTATCCCCGCAGGGGCCGATCAGTTGCAGTGGTGCAGAGTTTCCCTGAGCCCAAGCTAGAACACATCACTGTTTTCGAGAAGCTCAGCAAACTTCCGCTGGTATTCAGTATCAACCTCATAAAGCTTGCGGCCACGTGAATCACGCTTGTTCATCGCCTCAAGCACTTCTGACTTGCTGTTGAACCTGCGAGGCTCAGCGGCAGGTGCTTGGCCACGAATCAGCCTTGGCTCAGAAGATGTAGAGCCAGCACTAGACCTGGCTTGCATTGCCTTGAGCGCCCAGCGAATCGCCGACTTGTTCCCGCTGTCCACAACAGCGTTGTAGTCAGCCAGCTCAGCAGGCTCAAGATTCTCCTTGGCCCAACCGCTTAGCTGCTGAAAAGCTTCCTGTCCGCCGATCTCGCCAATGATCTGCGCTTCATCCGCTGAAGACATCCCTTCAGAGGTATCACCCGCTTGAGCCTTAGAGACGTAGTTTTCGACTACCTGACGTGGCACGCCAATGGCAGCAGACAGCGCATCGTAGTGCTCGCTGATGTCACCACCGCTATCTGCAGTCCACATCAGCTCAGCCATGTTTAGACCGGCTTCATTCACTGCATTGACGATTTCATCGCCATAGATCTCGACAGCCTGCTCTGCTGTGTAACCCTGAGTCTGGGGCGCAGATTCCGCAGGGTCAGGGGAAGGCTGGCTCTGCTTTCTCTCAAGCTCCTGATAAGCGCGAAGCAGGTCTTCGTTGGTCTTGAACTTCCCGCCGATCAGGCCTGTGTCTTCCTGGGGCTCGGCAACAGGTTCACTTTCATTCAGAAGTTGCTGAGCCAATTCCTCTTGGCCAGGTGCGATCAATCCCTCGGCCCCCTCAAACTGTGGGTCGTACCCAACGGGCACGGTCGGGGAAGGCATGATGTCAGCCATCGGTCTCCTGAGTGGGTGTGTTCATTTCCTGGGCAGTTTGCGCAGCAGCGGCAACGCCTTGAGGATTAGCAGCAAGCTCTTGAGCAAGTTGCGCCTGTTGAGCTTGCTGCATTTCAGCAGCAATTTGCTGCTCTGATTTAACCAGACCTAGCGGGCTGATCCCCAGCGAGCTACTCAAACGTTTGATCAATTCGGTGTTGTTGATGTAGGTCGCCATGCCCTCAGGGCCTAATGCTTGCTGCAAGATCTGGATGAACCGCGCAGTCTTTTCCAGGTCATTCCCGCGACCAACACCAGACAGGCCCACGCTGACCATGGGCTGGACAAGGCCCTCCGGCAGTCGCTGCATCCCTCCTTGTCGCATATAAAGCTCAAGGCGCCTCCTGATGTATGGAGCTTGAAATTCGCTGGTCAAAATTGCATAAACGTTGCCAAGAGCGTTCTCCGTTTGCAGCGTTGTGATCCGAACCTCTTCAGCCGTAACCCTTTCGGCGTCACGCATCTCAGCAAGCATGAAGCTCGCAGCAAGCCGTTGTTCGATCCTCTGAAGCGCCGTGAATGCAACGTTTATGTCGGATCCCTTGTCAGTCCTAACAGTGAATACGTCGTCTGGATTTCCGGGGAGATAGGCGCCGTTTGGCGCTTCTGCAAGGTTCTTCGCATTCGTCACCCCAGATGGCTTAACGAGATGCTTGACCTGTGCGCTGACGAGTGCACACTCGGAAACCGCCTGCGAAAGAGCCTCTGCAGTTTGCAGGTCAGCGATGCAGGCTGACTCGATATAGCCAGGTCCATAGCTAGAGGCCTGGTAAGAAGTCATCCGTAGCGGCAGCCACGGTGACGTTGACCGCTTGGAGTTGCCCCTAGTGCCCTCGATCTCTTTCTTGTTGATCTCCTGCCACCAAGTGACGCTGTCGTTCTTCCACTGAATACAGGTATAAAGATCGATCGTCTTCTCTGGTTGGCCAATCCCTACTGGGTCAGCTGACTGGTCCATGCCGAAGAACTCGTCATCGTCCTTCTGCAGCTCATCGCGAATACCCTTTGGCAGCTGCTCAATCGCCATCGTTTCGCAAACGACAGCAGTCAGCGGCTCGCCGACCGGATCACGCAAAAGGACATAACGATTGAGCGGGTAGCTGACCAGGCCGTCATCGCCGACATAAAGCAGGCAGTTGCCAGAAACGATCAGATGCAGCAGTGCCTCATGCACCACAACCCTGTCGTTGCTGGTCTCGATGCTGCGAAGAATCGACAGCTCAAGCTTGTTAAGAGCCAGCTCAATCTCGGACTTGGCAGAAGCAACCTCTTCAGGTGCCATCCCCTGCTGCAGCATCTGAGCTTCCTGTTTCTCCATCTCGACCGGGTCGAGCGTGAAACGAAAGAAGGCCTCCGTTGGAGGCAGGATACTCATCAGCAGCTTGGCAGCGAGGTTGTTGCAACCGCGCTGACCAATGCCATTCCACGGCAGCACATACGTATCGGTGTTCTCCTGCGTTGGAGTATTTGACCGCGGGATCAGATAGGGAATGGTCAGACTCGCCGAACGACGTGCCCGATCCAGCCAGTAGTTCCTCTCGGTCTGCAGGCCTTCGTAAATGCTTTGGGCTGACTTCATTGCCTTAGATGCTGAGGTTGGAACCACTTCCGCTGCCAGATCCGGTCTGACCAATGCTCAGTGACGCGGTCGTTTGACGACTGCCCTTGCCTTGTTGACGACGCTTGGACATCGGCGCGGTCTTGCCTTGCTTCTCACCAGCGTTGGCGAGCACGGCTAACGATGAAGCCACTGCATTGCCTGCCGCCAAGCTTTCAGCTCGACGTGTAACGGCCAAGGCTTCAGCTGCCTGAGCCGCTGCTTTTTGCTGAGCAGTGCGCTGTTCCATCTGGGTTAAACGCTGGTTCTGCTGGGCCTGTAGGCGCTCAGCCCGCTGCTTGTTGGCTGCGATTGCTGCAGCCTGTTGAGCCTCAAGTTCTTTTTTGCGTTGAACTTGCTTCTCGGCAACAGCCTGACGCTCAGCAGCGATGCGATCTAGCTCGGCTTGTCGCCGCGCCGCATCCCTCTCAGCCTGCTTCTGTCTTCGCTTGTTGGCCTTGTCTCGGCTCTTCTTGCGATCACCGGAGACGTTGGGGTCACCACCACTGCCACCACCACCACTGCACATGATCAGACTCCGATGTTGAGACCACTGCCGGCCTGAGCCACAGCGGAAGGCGAGATCTTGAGGCTGCCTTTGGGCTTTTGCTTCTTCTTGACTGCAGTCGTCGTCTGCGCCGCAGGGGCCTCGGTCTGTGAAGCCGTCACGCCATAAGCGCCAACGGGAGTAAAGGAAGCGCCAGCGGCCTTGGCCATTTCTGCTGCTTCTGTTGCTGCTGCCTGGGCAGCGCTTGCATCAGCATCAGCGGCTGCCAGCTCTTTGTCGTACTGGGCCTGGATCTTCTCGGTCTGAGCGTTGGCTGCGTCAATCTGAGACTGGATCTGAGCAGCTGTTGATGCCTGCTGTTCCTGCATCTGAGACTGGAACGTCGCGAGCTGCTGCTCGTTGCGCCGAATGTCAGCGTCGGAAGGTCCGACGTATTTGACCTCTGGCGCTGAAGGCTGTGATGAGCCACCGCCGAAACACATGAATCTGCTCCTAGATGATGTTGAGACCGGCGCCTTGACCGGAGGACGTTGCAGTGGCACGCCCGATCCTTAGACCGCGCTTGCCAGACTTGCGCTGACTGGTCTTTGATCGAGCGGCACCAACAACTGGCGCCTTGGCTGCTTCCTCCGGCGGAGGTGCGCCAATGATGTTTGCCATCCGCCGAGCCTGAGCCTCAACAGAAGCGGCCTCCTCCGCACGTTCAGTCCTGAGATCACGCAGCTCAGTCAGCAGCGATTGCTGAGTTGTGAGCGCTTGATCCAGCTGTGACTGCTGCGTCGTCAACGCAGAAGATTGCGACATCTGCATCATTTGCAGCTGTCGGTCAAACATGCGGTCATAAGCCCCGGTGTCGGGCATGTTGATGGTGCCGCCACCACCACCACCGCCGCCGCCGCCCATACACATCAGAGCCCCTCCAGGTTTTGCTGGTTCTGCTCTTCAAGCTTCAAGGCAAGCCACCGCACGACATCAGCACGGCCCGCCGCGAACCAAACCTCCTTCTCGGACATTTGGAGGCTTGGCGCTTGGTCAGGGAACTTGGCCCCCAGAGCAGCAACCAAGCGCTCATCAATCGGCGGAAAGTATTCCATGAACAGGAAGAACCACTATCAGATTACCGGTGGTTCCCACAGGTGAGGAGTACCTGAATCCAGGTCGAACTCACCGCGACGCAAAATCCTCGCGCACCGAGCCTGCGTGATTGCGTATGCCTCATCGAATCCGGCCTTCTGATATTGGTGCAGGACCTGAGCCCACAGCTCCTTCTCAGTGGTGGCCGTCAACCATTCCTTGCTACGGAACAGCTTGTTTTTGTCGCCGATGCCAGCACAACCTGGGTAGTTGTCAGAGGCATCACCCACTAACGACTGCTTGTAAAAAGCGACGTTGGCATCCCATTCCTTAATGACGATCAACTCGTCATTGCGGTAGTGCTGACCAGGCAGGGTGAGCATGTCTTTGTCACCACTGCAGATGATCGAGCCCGGCTCATTCAACAAGCCAAGCGCGTCATCCCCCTCGACATTCTTA